AATAAGAAGCTATTGTAGACAAAAAAATAAAGCCCTTTAAAGAAAACTCATTTAAGAGTAATCCTTAAAGGGCTTATTATTTATCTATCTCTTTTTCTTACCTTTTTTACGACTTTTACATGCCATGATATCACTTCCTTTCTACTTTATATCTATTTATAAACCTATCATATCTTTAGACTTAGAAATTTTGCCTTTGTCTTCTTTTATATAAATCTTAGTTGTATCAGTGGATTCGTGATTGAGGATAGTTGATATATCTTCAAGTGGTAAATTATTCGCTTTAGCTATAGTTGCAAAACTTCTTCTTAATGAATGGGGAGCTAAGTTATCTATATCTATTAATTTACCAGCTTTCTTAGCCCAACTTCTTAATACATTAGATGTAGCCTTATGATATTCTTTATCATATTTAACTAAGAAAACATAATCATTTACTATATCTTCTTTTTTTCTAACTTCTTTAAGCTTTAGTAATAAATCTTTTACTTTCTCACTAAAATAAAAATCTACTATTTTTCCACCTTTTTCTTTAATATTTTCACATACTCTATTATCAAAGTCTATATTATCCCATCTTAAATTACTTGTGGCTGTAACTCTACCAGCAGTTGATAGAGCAAAATTTATATAAACCTCTAATTGTAAATCATCTTGTTTTGATAACTTATCTTGTAGCTCTTTAGCCTGTTCTATATTCAAGAAATGTTTTTCCACAACAGGTAAACCCTTTTTAGGTCTTTCGATTAGAGATACTGGATTCTCTGTAACAATTCTCTTCCTTCTAAGATGGTCATATAGAGATGAAATGCCTGAAAATATTACTTTTATTCTATTAACATGATTGTCCTCCATCCTAAATGAAATATATTCCATTATATCGTCTTCAGTACAATCTTCGATTAATAAATCCTCCATTTCATCATGCAGATATTTAGCCCAAGTATATAAGTCACATTTATATACATATATAGTTTTTTCACTTAAACCAGCTATTTTCTTAGCTTGAAGAAATCCTTTAATTAACTTTTCATTATTTTTATTTATGTTGCCTTCTATCTTAATTCTTTTACTTCTTTTTTCAAATGTTGCCAAATACTTCACTTCCTTATAAAAAAGACTAGAGAAATTAATCTCTAGTCTCTAATTTATCTTTAATTTTTGTTATGTCTGTTTCAACTCTTTCAAGTCTACTGTTATTAGTATTTAATGCTTCAGCAAATTTATCTAATTTATCATCAAACTTATCTATTGTATTACCAAATAAAGTTCTCTGCTCTTTAATTTCTCTTGAAAAATAAGCTCTTTCCTTTTTTCTATCATCTTGTTCTAGTTGTCTATTTTTCTCTAAATTTTTCCAAGCCATAACATCAGTACCATTAAAAGTATAGCTGTATATCCATATTGACTTAGTAATTCAACCATTTCTTTTGATAACATCTACTTATCCTTTCTGTTTTGCACTTGTATTTGATTTATTCCTATAGATGCACCCCAACATAAAATGCCTTCAAAGACAGCTTCTATTGACAGCTCTTTCATAAACAAACAACTACTTATCATTGCTATAACTAACAATATAAAAGGTATGTATTTATTTTTAATATTAGATTCTTTTATAAATGTTCCTAATATGTAAAGCCCACCTATTAACATTATTAAATTTTCAGGTATAAATTGCATTATATCCATGTGATTTCCTCCTATCCAAGAATCTCATTTAATTCTTTTACTTTAGTTTTTATTTGCTCTAGTTTTATATCATTGTTTTCTACCTTCATTGAACTTATCTTATTGCATATATTTATTATGTTTTGACCATAGTTTGTATCTGGACACCATTTACCTGATAAGCTTTCAACTGTTTTAGCTTCTCCATGTAGATATGAAAAATGTCTAGGGTCTAATGTAGTTCCATTGACTTTATATTCAACTTTACCAACTAATTCATTGTATTTTGGATATCCCTTAGCTCCAGCATATAATGCTAGATGGTCAATAAATGCTGATACTCCATCCTCCCAACAATTAAATCTTGTATGAGCTGTTGGGTCTAAATCTCCTCCACCTTTATTTCCTTTAAGACCACACACATTGCAATAAGAAGGATTTAAAACTCTACCAAAATTAAAATATCCAGTTTCTACAAATGCTTGAGCAATTGCAATAACTGGATTTACACCTTTTTTCTCTGCTTCTTTATATATAATTGGTACTATAGCTCTGCATAAAAAATGTGGTGGATTAGAGTTATTTTTTAATGTGTCTAAATACGAAAAGACTTGTTCTAATGTAGCTGTTGATTTATCTAATATATTCAATTCATTACCTCCTACTTGCCTATAAAATCTAACACTTTATGAAGTGTAGCCCATCTATCATCGCCCTGTAACTTAGTGAATCTCTCGCTAGTTTTAATTTTACTGGATGCTCCACCAATCACATATAGGTTTTCACAATGTCCAGGAACATAATTTTTCAAATCACACACAGAGACTTCATTAGTCTTATAATTCATGGCCATTAATTGGGCTATAACTTTATCTACATCACCCTCATAAACTATTGCATATTTCACTTTGTTATCTTGTGGTTTACCAGCTACAGACTTATTAAATATTCCTTCATAAATATCTATAGCCATATCTTTAGCATTATATTTTTTAGTGTCAGATGTGTCTACAAAACAGCACTCAACTAAAATTGACTTTGCCTTCGTTCTTCTTAAAAATGCTAGAGTTTTCTTTTCTTTAACTCCACGATTTTTAAAATCTTTATCACCTTTTGCATGATAAGTTTCAGTTATTTTTTTACATATTCTTGATGCTATTTCAACAGTTTCTTTGTCATTTAAATTATAAACTAAAACTTCTACTCCTCGACCACCACCACTGTTGAAATGGATACTTACATTTAGATCAGTATTATATGAATTACATTTAGCTATAATTTTATTCAATATATCACTTTGAGAAGTTCCATTGTTACAAGTACAGTCATAAACTTTACATTCCTTTTGAGCTAAAGGTAATAACTCTTTTAGTACATTTCTTGCTTCTGTAGATTCCTTTATATTTCCTATTGCTCCAGAACCTATCTTATTATCTGGATTATGTCCTGCATGAATTGTTAATGTTTTTATATTCAAAATTACCACTCCTTTTAATTAAAAGAGAATTGAAATTAATCAATCCTCTAAAATTGACATAAAAAAAGAACCTTTATACTTTAGATAATAGGTTCTACTAGTGTATCTTCTTTATTTAATAAATTTGTTAACTCTGTGTATTCACTTTCCTTTATCCTGTTCATAGCGTAAAATACATCTAACTTAGTTTGCAATTCTTCTCTAGTTTCATAATTCTTTTGTTCAATCATTCTTTTTAAAATATTATACATGTTGTTCCCTCCATTTTTTATAATTTTATAACACGTTATTTGTGTTAAGCTCTAACATAGCAATTCTATAAGCATTATCTACTAATAAACTGTCTTGCTGTTTTTGATTTTCTATTAAAATTGTAATTTTATCCGCATTTATTTCTTCTATACTTGGCTCTGATTTAGGTGGATTATTTTGTAATTCTAACCACTCATTATAAACCTGTTCTCCTGTTTTAATTAGCTCTCCGTTTTTTATCACTGGAGTAAATATTTTTTTACCATCTGCAATAAAGTAATTATCTATATTATTTAAATCATTCTCAAATCCATATTCTATTAAAATTTCTATTTTCTTTTCTATATCCATCTTATTTTTCCTTTCTAAATTAAATAGTTTACATATAAATACAACCAACTACGATAAGTTATATCATTATAATATATCTCAATTTCTCCATTTGTACGAATGATTCCGTTATAATACTTTCCATCTGTTGTTTGAAATATTACTATTATGTTTTTACGAGGTGCATATTTTGAAGGTATCTTTCCAATGATAGTACCTGCCGTTGTAACACCTCCATTAATAGTTGCATTAATTGTTACAAAGTTATTATTTGTGCAATAGTTTCCAACAGAACTAGCATATCCAAGATATGGCTGCCACCCATTAAGAAAGTTTATTGAAAATGGAAAATCAATTCTAACATTGTAATTTTTTATATTATTTCTGATAACTTCTATATGACTTCCTAAATTTTGTGTACTTTCAAAACTAATGTCTGGTATCACAATACCTGTGTTGCAAATAAATTTAGTTTGATTATTATATTGTTCTAAATTTAGTGATGTTAATTCAATTTCTTGTGGTTTTGAAAGTTGATAGATAATAGTTATTGGATTATTTTTTATCCATTCACTAAACCCATTTCCATCTTGTGTAGTAAGTTTACTTTTTAATATTTTAAATGCTATATCACCACTACCAGTAGTTGAGCATCCCTCTATGTCATTATTGTTAAAATCATTTCTACTTTTTCCATTTAAATTATTGCATAAAACATATGCTATGTCTAAACTATCTACAACAGCTTGAGGAGTTAATGTTCCCATAAATTGCAGAGTATTATCATATACATGTGATAAATTAAGATTTCCAATATCAGTATAAGTATGTTCCTCACATCTTTTTATTAAGTAATATTTATCATTTTTATAAACTATTTCATCTTTTATTCCATTTGGTAAACTTCTTAATGTATATGGAATTGTCTTTTTATCATATTTATTTCCTTTAGTTATAATTGTTTTATTCCCATTATCATGTAAATCTTTTATTATAGTAACTCTTAGATACTTTGCATTTTTAGGGCTTCTAGCAATATAAAAAATATCTTTATCTCCTATTATTCTTTCGTTTAATGATGCTGTTATAAAACTTTTATTTATATCATACCAACAAATATTTCTACTACAATTATAAAAAGTATACTCTGTATCTGGTTCTATTTCTATATAGTCTAGGGTATATTTATGATTACTAGCTTCAGAAATAAGTTCCTCTCCACTAAGATATTGTAAAATATAATTATCTTTAAAATCGGCATTCTTATTAAAGATATTAATTCCACTATATTGATAACTTAAAAATTCTATTTTATCTCTTTGCCCAACACTTAATAGTTCATTAGAGTAATCTATATTAATATCTGTATAATCTCCTTCTAATATGGTAATTTTCAAACTTATTTCATAACCAGATGTAAGTGTATCGTTATCTAAAACACTCCTTAAAACAACATTACAATCATTTAAGTCTGATATTGTTGTAAATGTATATTTAAATTTACCAATTACTCCTCCTGGTATAGCTATATTTGTCAGATTAGGAATAAATACTGAATTTTCTTCGCCTAAGCTATGAATATATATTCCACTTGTACTCGGTAAAGTGTTTTTATCAACATCAACTATGATTGTATATATGGTATCTGGTTTATATGAAGTGTAATTGATTGTAAAAAAATTAGAATATCTTATATCATTTTCTGTTAGTATATTTATTTTTCCATCCACAAAAGTTGCTTTCCATAAAGAAAAATCTGAACTAGTTTTTCCCCATAAATCAATTAATGTCTTTCCTTCTACATTAAAATTAGTTAAATAGCCCTTTTTACTATTTTCTATAGTATATTCTCCTGTATCAGTACTACATTTTATATTGTCAACCTCCTTGAGATTTTCTATATCATTGACCTTTTTAAGTAAATCTTTATATATCAAATTAAAACACCTCTCTTCACAAAACCCCTATTTTGTAGTTTCTACTCTTTCTACTACTCCACTTTCTTTAATTATACAATCTTCTACTGCTTTTCTATAATCCTCGTTAGTTACATCATCTAATTCAAAAGGTCTATTTTTTAAAGGATTCAATCCTCCATTTAAAATCCTCTCTGCTAATATTCTTACCACAATATTATTTATATTCATTATAAAATTCCTCCTACTTTTTCATTTTCATTTAATAAAATTTGATTTTCTAACTCTTGTATTCTCTTTTCTTCTTCTGTTATAAAGACTGGTATTTCTTCCAAGATAGGTTGTTTAGTTTCTATGTTTATACCAATAATTCTATTTTTAGTATAGTCTATACTTCCATACTCAACATCAATACAATGTAATTCAGTTATTGTATCATGTTGCAATATATCTCCTGTTGCTTCTCCTGTTTGCAAGAGTATTTTGCCTGTTTGGTCACATATAATTCTATTTGCTCTGTTCACTTTATCACCTCATTTATTAAATAAATTTTATAGCTTGCCACTTAAAAGAAGAACCTTGTCTTTGGCAAGGAAGTTGTATGCCTCTATTATCCATATAAACATCACGTTCATTTAATTTAAGAACTTCGCCTTCAACTTTAAAATCTTTTAAATATGTTTCTAAGCGGTGATAATGTGCAGTAATTACAAAATCCTGAGTGAAAATACCACGACAAGCAAAAACAAAAAATTTACGAAAATAACCGCTATCAATTAATTCAAAAGTAGTAAAAAATATATTAGGAACAAAATTAAGTCCGTTAATTTGAATGGCTCCAGGAAATAGGAATAGATAATCGCTTCCATGATAAAACCCATATTTATTAACACAACTATTAACAACACTACTACCACTAGCTACTTTATATTTAGAATTTAACTGACCTATAGTGTTATTAGCCTGTGTTAATTTGTTTGTTAAATCCTCGATACTAGCATCTCCACTATCAAAACTTGCTTTAATTTTTTCTGATAATTCAACTAATGTATTATTTAAACTTGCTTCTATATTCTTTAATGCTAAAGTATTTATAATACTTGTTTTCCCAACTTTAAATCCTGCATTAACCTCAACTAATTTTGTTGATATATCATTTAAATTTACATTTTCGGGCAGTGGCATTATATTCTTACTTATACTTAAAACTTTTTCAGCAGTTGCATTATTGCTGTCTGTAACAACTATTTTAAGCGTGTGCAGTGCATTATCTTCTAATGTATAGTTAATTGTTTTCTCTGTTGTTAAATCTGTTGTTATAGTTTCTTTTAGTACATCATCTATAAATACTTCTATCTTAGTTAATAGTGTAGGGTCTGTGTGGTCAGCTTTAAATGTTGCTTGTGTGGAGTTATAAGAGGATACGGTTAAAAAAGGTAATGCTTGTAGTAATGTTATTAGGGCATAACCATAAGCACCAGCAGTATTTCCACCAGATTCCATAACAACATTATCAAAATAATATTCAGATGTTGGTGTGTAGCCAGTAGGCTTATAACTATCTTTAGTTAATACGTAGCCACTTCCACCTCCACCTGCTCCCACACCATTCATTCCTGCACCACCAAACCAGCCACCTCCACCGCCTTCGCCAGTTGAATCTTTAGCAGAACACCCTTTTCCAAAACTTCCGTTTTCTGTGCTTACACGACCAATACCACCTTGATATTGAGTACCGCCGGGACGATGTCTGTCGTTAGCACTATACCCAGTACCTCCTTCTAATCCTCCTCCTGC